ATTTTATCCAGAAATTGGTGACATCGTATTCTTCAACGACCGTTATTATGAAATTAACTCGGTTATATCTGAGCAGCTACTGGGAGGTCAGAGTGACAAGAACCACAGTATAATTTGCAACGCTCACTATACAAAAATAACTTCATTAAACATTCTAGAGAGAAACAACTAATTTAAATTTATGGCATGGCGCGGAAATCCAGTTAAACCAATAGCAAACAAACCTTCTAATCCAATTAACTTTGGACCTGAAATGTCTGGCTTGAAAAAACCAGACACGGTCGAAAGAGTTGGACCGGCAGCAGTAAAGAGTCGTGCATTTAACATGCGAAGAGATACAGATAAGCAAAAAAACTTTTCTGTGACTTTGATTGATATAGATAGCACTATATTAACTTATCTTGATACTGTAATCAACCCAACCATTGTTGACGCTGGTCGTCAAGTTAAAGTTCCAATCAATTATGCTTCTCCAGAAAGATGGAAAGCCATACAAAAAGATGGATATCTAAGAGACAAAAACGGTAAAGTGCAATGTCCCGTAATTGCATTCAGAAGAAGTACAATGCAAAGAAACGATCAATTGCAAACACTTAATCGTTATTTGCAATATCCAGCTGTAAAACAATTTTCAGAAAAAAATAAATACGACAAGTTTTCAATGCTAACTGGATTTAGCAAGACTAAGGAAATTTATTCTGTAGCAATGCCTGACCATGTTATTATCAACTACGAATTTATTGTTTGGACAGAGCTGGTTGAACAAGGAAATGAAATAATAGAATCTGTAAATTTCTCAACCGAAGATTATTGGGGAGATAAAAACAGATATAAGTTTAGAACAAGTATCAGTGATTATAATTTTGAAACAGAAGTTGCTGCTGATAGTGACCGTGTTGTAAAAAGTACTTTTAGTTTAATGGTATATGCATATCTATTACCGGATAAATTTGAGAATTATAAGTCTACAGTTGAAAAAGCATTTACTCCAAGAAAAATTATATTTGATACCGAAAATATTATTGATATTCAAAACTTGGATGCAGACGGCTTAAAGAAAAAAGCCGAGGATATATTCGCAAAGAAAGCTGCTGGGTTTCCGACAATGGTTCAATATGCAAATCGCGCAACCGAAGCTTCATTCGCTGTCTTCGGTGCAAGTGCTTCATTTGCCGCCACCGCAAGTCACGTATATCTAGACAGCGGTTCTTTAACTGTTGGCACAATGGGACTAACCGGTGGAGCGGGTGGACCGGCAACTGGATCGTTTGGTACAAACTTGATCACAGATGTAACGGGATATCAAGCTGTGGATTCATTTGGAATAACCGCAGGAAATGCGGCGCTATGGCTTGTTTCTGTGAATGATGGGACCAATTTCAAAACGAACGAAGTTGCGGCGACTTGGGACGATACAGTCATCAATTTTTATGTAACTGAAGTTTCTACAATCGGCAATGTGCCGGTGGTCATAACTGCAAATAACGTCGGAGGAGTTGTAAGTCTAGTGGCCAATCCATTGAGTGGTACATGGACAGTTAAACTCATTCGAATGATTATATAATATATACATATTTATACGCTATGGCCACGTTTACATCAAAAAATGCATATAATAAGTTCTCTGTGATGCAGGGGGGTAATGGATCAAAGGCCAGCGCCAATTCCGCAAGAAGAAAGGCGGAAGAAATATACAACAAGAAAACATCAGGTTTTCCTAGTCTTGTTCAATATGCAAACAGAGCCGACGAAGCTGCATATGCCGTTTTTGCTATAACCGCTTCGTATGCAGCGACTGCTAGTTTTTTATATACAACGGTTCCTGTAACAGTGGGTACAATGGATCTTACTGGCGGAATAACCAAAGCATCGCTAGGTACAAATTTGGCTACAACTGTGTATTTTCAACAACCTATTGACGTTATAGACGTTAACACAGGAAATGCTGCTATGTGGCTAGTTTCTATAAATAATGGTACTAGTTATAAGACAAACGAAGTTGTTGCCAGCTGGAGTACTACTACAATAAATTATTATGTAACGGAAGTTTCTGAAATAGGAAGTGTACCCGTTACTTTATCTGCTACCATAGTTGGCGGATTTGTAAATTTAGTCGCCACTCCTAGAAGTGGTGTTTGGACAATTAAACTAATGCACACGATTGTATGAACATACCTCCCAATCCAAAGCCAGTAAATAATACGGCAAACAAGAAAACACTGTTTGTAGATAAAGCAGATCATGTAGATTTTGTAGATACGGTAAGAAGCATTGAATTGGCCGCAACAGCGTCCCAATTTAAAACTGGCGGATCCATTTCGATCCCATCGTTAAATCTTATTGGTGGAGGAGTTACAGGGTCAATGAGCACCAATTTGTCTTCAAATGTTACGGCGTCTCAAAATATTGACATTATTCCTATAAATAATGGAAATTCAGTAAAATGGTTTGTATTTATAGAGGGCGGAACAAACTCAAGAGCAAATAAAATCGTGGCAAGCTGGAACAATACAACTGCAACTTATTATAGCAACCAATTTAACGAAATTGGTAGCGTACCTGTGAATTTTGATGTTTATGCATCCGGAAGTAATATTTATCTAAAAGCGATACCTGCCACTGGTAGCTGGGTTATGAAACTTATAAGGATGATGGTATGAGTAATAACTATGGAATGAACAATCCGTTTATTGTACAAAATGGCCTTATTGTTAACGCTGACGCGGTAATAACAGGTAGTATATCATCGTCGGCGGCAACTTTGAACAGATTGATTGTTCGAGACGGTACGACCGCATATATGGATGCCAAGTTGGCCAGTAGCGTGTCGTCTTATAGAGTTATTGATTATTTTACCGGTTCTATAGGAAATAGTGCCAAATGGACACTATCTATAAACGACGGTACTAATTTTAAAACAAGTGAAGTAATGTGTATATGGAATCCGACAACGGCGGAATCATCATACGCGGAATATACTACAAACGCTTTAGGTACAGTTGCAGGATTCTTGTCCGTCAACATTTCGGGTGGAAACGTGAATTTGATCGCTAATCCACTCACAGGTAGTTGGACTATAAAGATTTTGCGATTTATTATTTAAAAAAAGGTTTTTTATACAAGATAGATATATTTATTAACACAACCCATAACTTAGAAAACATAAAAAAACATGAGTAACGAACTTATCATCAGAAACGGATTGATTGTCAAGGGAGCTGGAAATATTTCTGGTGACCTTATTTTAACAGGAAGCGTGTATTCACCTTCATTGGCGTATCTAACTGCAAGCTATGCTATTACCGCAAGTAATGCAGTGACTGCATCTTTTGCACTAAATTCGCCCGCTGCTACATTGGCAGCAACTGCATCTTATATTTCAACAGCAGTATTCAACAGCGCATCGCTTGGTTCGGAAACTTCCGCGTCGGTCTCCGCATTGCAAGTTGATTCTGGTTCGTTTTCTACTCGTGTCACCGATCTAAAAACAGATTCCGGTTCGTTCTCTACACGTGTTACCGATCTAAAGACCGACTCTGGTTCTTTCTCGACTCGTGTCACCGATCTAAAAACAGATTCCGGTTCGTTCTCTACACGTGTTACCGATCTAAAGACCGACTCTGGCTCGTTCTCTACCAGAGTTACAACACTAGAAGATGCGTCCGGTTCGTTCTCAACTCGTACAACAACTCTTGAAGACGCTTCTGCTTCGTTCTCAACACGTGTCACTGGCTTGAAGACTGACTCTGGTTCTTTCTCGACTCGTGTTACAGATCTAAAAACTGATTCTGGTTCGTTCTCGACGAGAATTACGGATGATTCAAGTTCATTCTCGACACGTGTCACGGACCTAAAGACCGACTCTGGATCATTCTCCACACGTATCACGAATCTAAAAACAGATTCCGGTTCATTCTCCACACGTATTACCGACTTGAAGACCGATTCCGGTTCTTTCTCTACTCGTACCACGACACTCGAAGATGCGTCCGCGTCCTTCTCGACAAGAATCACAAACGATTCTAGCTCGTTCTCAACACGTGTTACCGATTTGAAGACTGACTCGGGATCATTCTCAACACGTGTTACCGATTTGAAGACTGACTCGGGATCATTCTCTACTCGTGCAACAACTCTAGAACAAGCATCTGCTTCATTCTCAACAAGAGTGACAGACCTAAAGACTGATTCTGGCTCATTCTCAACTCGCACGACGACTCTAGAACAAGCATCTGCTTCATTCTCAACTCGCGTTACAGATCTAAAAACAGATTCCGGTTCATTCTCAACAAGAGTGACAGATCTAAAGACTGACTCCGGCTCGTTCTCGACGCGCATCACGAATATCATCACCGATGCTGCAACCTCACTCGCAGGTTCTGCTTCATACGCTTCAACCGCCGGTGCCTTGGTAACAACTTCAAATTATACTGTAACTCAATTGACAGCATCTGTCATCAAGGTTACGAACTTGCACGTTACAACCGTAACCAGCTCGATTGTATATTCGTCCGGTAGTAACAGATTCGGTCAATTTATTTCCGACAGTCATCAATTCACGGGCAGTGTATCTGTGACCGGATCAATCTATGTTGACCACTCTGTCACAGCACACGAGTTGATTATCAACACCGGTGGTAGCGTTCCCGCATCGATTATTACACTTGAAACAACAAGTATTTCTTCAGAAACCGTCGTTGATTCGTTCGCTGACGGTGATGGATATGCTGCAAAATGGTTTGTAAATGTTCGTAACGGAACAAACCACAGAACAAGTGAAGTTGTCGCAGCATGGGAAAATACTGGAGATATCGTGGCATTCACAGAAACATCGACACTTGATACCGGTGACACAAATCCACTTGTATTGAGAGTTGATATAAGTTCCAACAAAGTAAGATTGGTCGCCACGCCATCTACTGGATCATGGGCAATTCGCGCAACAAGACTACTGATGTAACGGGTATATAGGTTGTTGCACCGGTTTATTATAAACCGGTGCAACTTTGCATCGGTTTTCTTGTGGAATGTGAAGCAAGAAAACATGAAAAATAAAATATTTACTATCAGTAATATTGCGATCTCTCTTAACACATGGGAGGGTAGCAATCGTCTATAACCATGTCGAACGAATTTGTAGCACGCAAGGGATTAATATCATTAAAAAGTTCGAGTTTCAATGAAACTCTTTTTGTAAGCGGAAGCATATCCAGTTTACAAACCGCCGATCTAACGTCAAGTTGGGCGGCAAACTCAGTAACGGCATCTTATGCATTGACTGCGTCATATTTAGCCGGATTTATACAATCGGCATCTTATTCGGCAACAGCTTCGTATATAGACTATATAGATGTTAAGAATATAACATCAACTTCAACGTTTGCTGGTACGGCTTCTTATTCTTCGCAAGCTCTTACAGCTTCAAACGTATCTTATAGTAATGTATCTGGAATAGACTCAACCAGTAATTTTGCTGGAACCTCCAGTTATTCTTCATATTCGGCAACTGCGTCGTTGGCAATCAATGCAACCACCGCGTCATATGTCAAAAATGCTCAGTCGGCATCTTATGTATTACAAGCAGTAAGTTCATCATACTCACGTTTTTCTCAAACCGCTTCTTATATAGAAAATGCACAAACTGCATCTTATGTAGATTTGTCCCAAACTGCATCATATGTTACGTTGGCTCAAAGTTCATCTAGGTCTGTATATGCTGAAACAGCTTCGTATGTTGAGAATTCTCAGACCGCGTCGTATGTAACACTCGCTCAAAGTTCTTCAGTTTCGGCGTATGCTCAAACCGCGTCGTATGTAACATTATCACAAACGGCTTCGTATGTGGTTCAAGCACAAAGTGCATCTTATGCAAGTAACTCGGTTAGTTCATCATTTTCAAGTTTATCTCAGACCGCATCGTATGTAAGATTGGCACAAAGTTCCTCGGTCTCTGAATATGCCAAAACCGCGTCATACGTTGTATTGTCGCAAACAGCATCGTATATTGCCGTGGCTCAAACGGCAAGTTATGTTTTACAAGCGGTCAGTGCTTCGTATGCAACTAGTTCTTCGTATGCATTGTCATCTAGCTATACAAGAACTGCATCATTATCTCAAACCGCGTCGTATGTAAGCACTTTAAACCAGTCGGTATCAATTTCTGGTTCTTTGGTTATAACCGGTTCCGTTTCTTATGTTGGAAACACCGGCGACACATTAATGGTCGCGGCCGGTGACGTTCTTGAAGTAACAGGCTCTTTGTTAGTAACCGGTTCTATTATTTTGACCGGAAGTATGAATGTCAGCGGAGGAATTACATCCTCGATATTTGGCACGGCATCATATGCTTCTCGTGGCATGTCGGCGTCGTATGCAGAATCGTCTTCATATACACTCAGCGCGTCATATGCTCAGACCGCATCTTACATTTTAAATTCTCCAAGCGCATCATATGCGCTTACCGCATCCTATGTACTAAACGCAAAAACCGCGTCTTATGTATCATGGGCAAACGTGGATGAATCAACCACAGACACATTTATCGGTACTGCTAGTTACGCCACGAATGCAGCACTTGCTGCTACGGCAACCGGCGTGTCATATTCAGGTGTAACCGGCATTGATTCGACAAGCCAATTTGCGGGTACATCATCATATGCATCAAATGCCGAGAACGCCAACACTGCAAATAGTGTTTCATACTCAGGCGTAACCAACATTGATTCAACAAGTCAATTTGCAGGAACTTCGTCGTATGCATCTACAGCTGGTGCTTTAGTTTCTGGTATAAATATCAACGTTACTCAGTTAACGGCATCTGCAATTCAAGTAACAAACTTGAATGTAATAACGATTACAAGTTCGATTGATTACGCATCGGGCAGTAATATATTTGGAACAAAATCAACCGATACACACAGATTTACTGGAAGTGTTTTAATTTCTGGGTCATTTAATTTAACAGGAACCGGAACCGCTAATCTGACTGGTTCTTTATTCGGAACATCGTCTTGGGCTTCAAATCTAGTGTCCGGTACCAAAATAACTTCGTCCGGTATATTATCCACCGGAAGCAATATTTTTGGTTCTGTAACAAACGACACCCACAGATTCACTGGTAGTATCTATTTGTCCGGATCCATATTCGTCAATGGAAATGAAGTTGTCAGTGGAGCCGAGACCGCAACAATAACTGGTTCACTGTTTGGTACAGCTTCTTGGGCACAAAATCTAGTTGCAGGAACTGCAATTACTGCATCTGCGGTATATGGTTCTGGAAGTAACGTATTCGGTATAAACATCGAAGATACTCACAGATTCACTGGTAGTATCTATTTGTCCGGATCCATATTCATAAATGGAAACGAGTTTGTAAGTGGAACGGAAAACGCCAGTATTACTGGTTCTCTATATGGAACTTCCTCGTGGGCAAGAAATTTAGTTGCTGGAACAAAGATAACATCGTCCGGTATACTGTCAACGGGAAGTAACACTTTTGGATCTGTGCAGTCCGATATGCACAAATTTACAGGTAGTATCTACCTGACAGGGTCGGTTTATATCAATGGAAATGAATTTGTCAGTGGTGGAGAAACAGCAAATATTACCGGTTCATTGTTCGGAACATCTTCTTGGACAAGAAACTTAGTAGCAGGTACAAAGATAACATCTTCTGGAATACTCTCAACTGGAAGTAATACATTCGGCTCTGTGCAAACAGATGTGCACAAGTTCACTGGAAGCATATATTTAACTGGCTCGGTTTACATCAACGGAAATGAGTTTGTTAGCGGTGGAGAAACCGCTAATATCACCGGTTCACTTTTTGGAACATCTTCGTGGGCAAGAAACTTGGTATCTGGAACAAAGGTCACAGCATCCGGTATCTATGGATCTGGAAGCAATGTGTTTGGTACTGATTTAGTAGATACACATAGATTTACAGGAAGCATTTATCTATCCGGATCGATATATGTAAATGGCAACGAAATAATTAGTGGTGCGGAAAATGCCAGTATAACCGGTTCACTATTCGGAACGGCCTCATATGCAACTATAGCAGAAGCTCTTGTTTCTGGTATTAATATAAATGTTAATGTAATAACGGCGTCAGTCATAAGTGCATCATATATAACCGCCAGTAACTTGGTGGTCACGACGATGGTGGCAGAAGTTACTACCATGTCGGTTGATTATCTAACCGTACTGTCTGTTATCAGAGGCACGGCTTCATACGCAGAAACCGCATCATATGGGATGCAGACGGTAAGCTCGTCTTATTCGAGATTCTCGGACACCGCCTCATATAATTTGTTGTCTCAGACGGCATCATACGTTTCAATTTCTCAAACTGCTTCGTATACAACTTTAGCACAAACCGCAAGCTATGCTGCACTTTCACAAACGGCCTCTTATATAGATTATGTTAACGTAAAAAATATATCGAGTACGAGTACATTTGCAGGAACATCAAGTTATTCAAGTAAGTCACTGTCAGCTTCTTATTCTGAAATTGCAACAAGCGCTTCATATGCAGCAGCATCACAGACCGCTTCGTATGTAACATTATCCCAAACGGCCTCTTATGCGGGATTGTCTCAAACTGCTAGTTATGTTACACTATCGCAAACTGCTTCGTATGTAATAACAGCAAACACAGCGTCTTATGTTGATTACGTAAACGTTAAAAACATAACTTCCACTTCGACGTTTGCGGGAACAGCAAGTTTCGCATCTAAGTCGATATCGGCATCATACTCAGAAAATTCTAACACGGCGTCATACGTAAATCTGGCACAAACTGCTTCTTATGTGGTGTCAGCAAAGTCCGCTTCGTATGTATCATGGGCAAACGTAGATGAATCAACGACCGATACATTTGTGGGTACCGCTTCTTATGCCACCATGGCATTGACCGCGTCGTATGTTGCCGGAACTGCTGCAACATCTTCTTGGGCATACAATGCAATAACATCTTCTTATATAGCATGGGCAAACGTAGATGAGTCCACAACAGACGTATTCGCTGGCACCGCTTCTTACGCAACACTGTCAAAAACATCTTCTTATATTGATTACACGAACGTAAAAAATATATCTACAACTTCGACATTTGCTGGAACTGCAAGTTATGCCACCCAAGCATTGACTGCTTCGTATGTTGCAGGAATGGCCAGTACGGCATCTTGGTCTGTAAATTCACAAACCGCCTCTTACGTAGATTATAATAACGTCAAGAATATAACCAATGCTTCTACATTCGCAGGTACCGCTTCTTATGTGGCATCCGCATCATATGCCGATTTGTCTCAGACTGCTTCTTATATAACACTTGCACAATCGGCTTCGTATGTTTCTATCGCGCAGACTGCTTCATACGTTTCACTTTCTCAGACAGCAAGTTATGTATTACAATCCGTCAGCGCGTCGTTCTCGACAACTGCTTCTTATGCGACTGTTGCCTCTGCTATAGTTTCCACTGCAAATGTAAACATAAATCAGCTTACTGCGTCCGCAATTCAAGTAACAAATCTAAACGTTGTTACTATAACTAGCTCGATTGATTATGCATCAGGAAGTAACATCTTTGGTACAAAATCCACAGACACTCAACGCTTTACTGGAAGTGTAAGCATAACTGGGTCACTTTCTATAAATGGTCCTATTACTATGGCCGGTGTTATCTCCGCCGTTGTTATAAAGACAACCAATTATACTGTTACAGCACAAGACAATTTGATTGTTTGCAACCACGCAACAACGCCATTCACCGTAACACTTCTTGATGCGTCCACGGCTACTGGTCGTGAATTCACTCTCAAGAATAAAGGCGCGGCAGAAGTAACAATCGACGCAACGGGTCTTGGTCTTTTAGACGGAGATAATACTTATACATTGACACAATATCAATCTATAAAAGTAATAAGCGACGGCACAACTTGGAACGTAATATAATATGGCTTACGAACGCATAAAATTTGGTGGAAAAATCAGCGGAAGTTTACAAATCGTAAATGCTCTAGCTGTTACTGGGTCTATTACCGGTTCACTGTTCGGTACAGCTTCGTATGCGGTAAATTCTAACACGTCCAGTTTTGCAAATACAGCATCTTATGTTGTAACCGCATTGACCGCTTCTTATGTTGATTATGTCAATGTAAAAAATATATCTTCTACATCAACATTCGCGGGAACAGCCTCTTATTCAAATCAATCTTTATCCGCGTCATATTCAAATGCGGCAGCAAATTCGTCCACCGCATCTTATGTTCTTCAAGCAGTTAGCTCGTCGTTTGCAACAAATGCAATCACTGCATCGTATGTTAGCGGAATGGTAGCGTCAGCTTCGTGGGCAGTGAATTCTCAAACCGCTTCTTATGTTACGTGGGCAAACGTATCTCAAGTTTCAACGGATACGTTCAATGGAACGGCTTCATATGCGACTTTAGCAAAAACGGCATCATTTGCACAAACCGCCAGCTATATTTTACAAGCGGTAAGTTCTTCGTTTGCATCTACGGCAGTAACTGCATCAAATGTATCATACAGCAACGTTTCTGGAATATCTACTACCAGTGTTTTTTCGGGAACATCTTCATTCGCAAATACCGCAGGGGCATTGCAATCCGGTATAAATGTAAATGTGACTCAACTCACTGCATCGTCAATTCAAGTCACAAGTTTAAATGTAATAACAATTACAAGTTCGATTGATTATGCTTCTGGCAGTAACGTTTTTGGAACAAAAATAACAGATACACACAGATTTACCGGAAGTGTATTGATTTCGGGTTCATTGATTGTGAATGGAAATGAAGTTGCCAACGTGTCCGGTTCTCTGTTTGGAACAGCTTCATGGGCATTAAATTCCGTAACGTCGTCGTATTCAAATACAGCCAGTTATATTTTACAAGCAGTAAGTGCGTCTTTTGCAACAACTGCAAAAACGGCATCATATGTGGCATGGGCTTCGGTATCGCAGACCACAACTGATACATTCAATGGAACGGCATCGTATGCAACCTTAGCGAAGACAGCTTCTTATGTGTTACAAGCAATCAGCGCATCATATGCCACAACTGCATCTTATGTATTGAGTTCATCATTTGCAACAAATGCGTTGACTGCAAACTCGGCGTCCTTTACTCAGACTGCTTCATACGTAAACAATTTAAACCAGTCTGTAACAATATCGGGTTCTTTGACTATATCTGGAGCACTCAATTTCAGTGGTGACACCGGCAGTGTGTTATTTTCTAGTAACGCCGACACATTTGAATTCACCGGATCGATGCTGGTGTCGGGTTCGTTAATTCTAACAGGAAGTATAAGTGTGACCGGCGGAGTTACATCTTCCTTGCTAGGGACTGCGTCGTATTCATCACAGGCGTTGTCTGCTTCCTATTCATCACAAGCATTAACCGCTTCGTACTCTGCAACCGCGTCATATGTACTACAAGCAATAAGTGCTTCTTATTCGACGACCGCGTCGTTCTCAAACAATTCTGCCACGGCAAGTTATGTTTTACAAGCGGTCAGCGCTTCTTACGCATCACAAGCGCTTTCTGCATCATACGCAACAACTTCTTCATATGCGTTAACCGCGTCATTTGTAAGAAATGCTTTAACTGCTTCTTATATATTACAGGCTGTTAGTGCGTCATACGCAACAAGCGCATCGTATTCAACAATTGCCGAATCTATCGTTTCAACGGCAAATATAACGATAAGTCAACTAACAGCATCGTCTATTCAAGTCACAAACTTGAATGTAGTAACAATTACCAGCTCTATTGATTATGCGTCCGGTAGTAATATATTTGGTACAAAATCGACAGACAATCAACAATTCACAGGTTCTGTAAAAATAACCGGTTCATTGATTGTCAATGGTTCAATTACAGGAACGGCTTCTTATGCGTCACTTGCCGAAACTGCAAGTTACGTATCACTTTCACAAACGGCTTCGTATGTAATAACAGCTCAGACTGCTTCGTATGTTACATTGGCACAGACAGCTTCTTATGTAACACTGTCTATATCATCTTCATACGCAACATTTGCACTGTCGTCGTCGAGAGCAACTTCGGCATCATTCTCATCCACGGCATCATACGCCGACACTGCGAGTTATGTAATCAATTCGGGAACATCTTCGTTCGCATTAACTTCATCTGTGGCATTTACTGCTTCGTATATTGATTATACAAATGTAAAGAACATAACATCAACGTCAACGTTTGCAGGTACGGCATCTTATGCCACAGCCGCAAAAACGGCTTCGTATGTTGAAAATGCACAAACTGCAAGTTACGTTGCGTTGTCACAAACCGCCTCATATGTAACATTGGCTCAAAGTTCATCGGTGTCTGAATATGCCAAGACCGCGTCGTATGTGGTAGCCGCCCAGACCGCAAGTTATGTTACACTAGCAGAAACAGCAAGTTATGTTACACTGTCACAAACTGCTTCATATGTTTCATTAGCTCAAACCGCATCATACATAACATTCGCTCAAACCGCGTCGTATGTGTTGAATTCAATAACAGCTTCATATGTTGAATGGGAAAATGTCCATGCGGCCACGACAGATACATTTATAGGAACGGCTTCTTACGCCGTACACGCGTTAACCGCGTCTTATGTCGCAGGTATGGCCACAACAGCTTCTTGGGCTATCAACGCTCAAACCGCTTCATATGTTGCATGGGTCAATGTATATGAAAATACAACGGACGTATTCGTTGGAACAGCTAGTTATTCTAACACCTCACTAACATCTTCGTATTCGTTATTAGCAGAAACCTCGTCTTATATAGCTACCGCGTCAAATGCGGTATACGCGATAACTGCTTCATATATATTAAATGCACAAACTTCTGCTTATTCAACAACATCGTCGAACGCATTGACGGCGAGTTATATGGATGGCGGTTTTTATTAAGATATTAATAAAAATACTCCCAAACTACAAGAAGATGCAAACTTTCAAATATTTATAACCAATGCCAGACAGAATTATACATCTAAGAAGCTTAACACCCGGTTCAACGCCTACCACGTCGTCTCTTGGAGTGGGTGAGTTAGCTATCAATGTACCAGACGGTAAAATATATTTAAGAAAGTCTGGCAGTAATGGAGACGAGGTTCAAGCTGCAATCACAACAAATTCAAATAATATCGGCAATGTAATATTATCTGGCAGTTTAAGTATAACAGGATCTTTAAGTGTAAACGGCCCAATTAATGGTACCGCCAGCTACGCTACAACCGCTTCGTATTTGACCGGAACAATTGCGAGTGCATCGTATGCTATAAATGCATCAACTGCATCACTGGTAAATACAGCTTCGTATGCATTAACCGCTTCATTTTTAATAGGGTCTATTCAAAGTGCATCGTATGCTCTGAACGCATCGACCGCGTCTTATGTTGAGAGCGCAAAGACAGCATCGTACATATCTTTTAGTAATGTATACGACATAACCAATGCAACTCAATTCATCGGAACTGCTTCTTATGCAACAAATGCCACAAATGCCGCAAGCGCATCTTGGGTTCCATTACCAAACAACCTTGTTTCGAGTAGTGCACAATTAGAAAATAATGGTAGCGTTTCATTCACAAACGCCAGCAATGTAACGTTTGGTCAAATCACGGCAAGTAATGCTCAAATTGTCAATTTGACAGTTCAATATATTACCAGCTCTGTTATAGTGACAACCGGAAGCAACAAGTTCGGTAATGCATCAAGCGATATACAGGAATTTACTGGTAGCGTCGAAATAAGCGGATCACTAAAAGTCACTGGGTCAATAAATGGAAATCTAACTGGTACATCTAGTTTTGCATCCCAAGCATTAAGTTCTTCATATAGCAATTTTGCCAGTACCGCATCATATGTTGCGTTTTCTCAAACAGCAAGTTACGTAACGTTAGCTCAAAGCTCTTCGGTATCTGAGTATGCAAAGACCGCATCGTATGTGCAAAATGCGCAAAGCGCTTCATACGTTGCATTGGCTCAAACCGCAAGTTATGTTACACTTGCACAAAGTTCTTCTGTAACTGAGTACGCAAAGACTGCATCATATGTTACGCTTTCTCAAACAGCATCGTATGTAGCGTTGGCACAAACCGCAAGCTATATAACATTGGCTCAAACCGCCTCGTATGTAACACTTGCTCAATCTGCTTCGATTGCGACATCCGCTTCATACACTGTTTCGGCGTCATTCTCTCAAACGTCTTCGCTATCAAGAACGGCTTCGTTTGTTTCAACTTTAAATCAAACGGTAACAATATCCGGATCGTTAAATATATCTGGAGCACTCAATTTCAGTGGTGACACCGGCAGTGTGTTATTTTCTAGTAACGCCGACACATTTGAATTCACCGGATCGATGCTAGTAAGTGGATCCTTGTTACTGGCAGGAAGTATCGGTGTTACCGGCGGAATCACTGGCTCATTGTTGGGAACTGCATCATATTCTTCAGTCGCACTTTCATCTTCTTATTCTCAAAATTCAAGTACGGCATCTTATGTTGCATCTGCACAAACCGCATCGTTTGCTCAAACACTGGCAAGCGGAACAAAGATAACCGCATCTGGTATACTTTCTACAGGAAGTAATACGTTCGGATCTATAACATCCGACGTACATAAGTTTACTGGTAGTATTTATCTATCCGGCTCTATCTACGTCAACGGTACAGAGTTTGTAAGTGGTGGGGAAACTTCAAACATTACTGGTTCATTGTTTGGTACTGCTTCGTGGGCAAGAAACCTAGTTTCTGGAACAAAGATAACATCGTCTGGAATACTATCTACTGGTAGTAACACATTTGGTTCAACTCAAACTGATGCACACAGATTTACTGGCAGTATTTATCTATCGGGTTCAATCATTGTAAACGGCAACGAATTTGTCAGTGGGGCCGAAACTTCTAATATAACCGGATCGTTGTTCGGAACAGCTTCATGGGCAAGAAATTTGGCGGCAGGAACAAAAATCACTGCATCAGGTATTTTGTCCACTGGAAGTAACACGTTCGGATCGATCTTGTCAGATATTCACAAATTCACTGGAAGTATCTATCTGTCTGGTTCAATTTATGTAAACGGCAATGAAGTTGTGAGCGGTACAGAAACCGGCACCATAACTGGTTCATTGTTCGGTACAGCTTCGTGGGCTAGAAACTTGACAGCGGGAACAAAGATTACTGCATCTGGCATATTGTCTACCGGTAGTAATATATTTGGTTCTACAATCAATGACCTACACAGATTCACAGGCAGTGTTTCAATATCCGGATCGCTGATCGTTAACGGAAATGAAGTTGCCAACGTGACCGGTTCTCTATTCGGAACAGCTTCGTGGGCATCAAGAGCAGTAACCGCTTCAAACGCAAATACAGCATCTTATGTTACATGGGCAAACGTATATGAAACCACAACCGATACATTTGTTGGAACCTCGTCATACGCAAGTGTGGCAGCAACAGTTCAGTCTGGCATTAACATCAATGCAACAGAAATAACCGCATCTTCTATACAAGTAACAAATCTAAACGTTGTTACAATAACAAGCTCTATAGACTATGCTTCGGGAAGTAACATCTTTGGTAATAAGTCCACAGATACACACAAATTTACTGGTTCGGTGAGTATAACCGGATCGTTGAGTGTAGACGGAACAATCAGTGGTACCGCTTCGTTTGCCACAACCGCTTCAAATGTAAACTATGCAAATGTATCAGGTATAACCAGTAGCAGTACATTTGCCGGAACTGCAAGCATTGCACTCACCGCATCATATCTACTTGGATCTATATCGAGTGCATCATATGCCGACCAAGCTGCAACCGCTTCATATCTTTTCGGAGCGATTGAGAGTGCATCTTATGCACTTAATGCGGGGACTGCTTCATATAATATTTCATCTTCTTACGCATTAAGTGCGTCGTATGCAGTCAGTGCTTCATATGCAAAAACCGCATCGCTGTCTTACTCAACCTCAGGTTCAGTTCGTACAGGTGATATTACACTTGCTCCAACAGGTGCAAATAATCCAACAATCACATTTGTTGGAGCAAATACATCTAGTATACAACTCGAAGTTGCTCAGACGGGAACTGTTGTTTTCAACGGCGACGCTGGTTCATTACTTGAAATCGTTGACAGCTTAAGCGGAAGCTTGTTGAGTGTTAATGATTTATCTGGATTCCCAATATTTGAAGTATTCAGCGACGACAGAATTGTCGCCGGTGCATATAACTCAAATGCATTTGTTGTAACAGGTAGTTCTGTTGGTGTTGGTAAATTACCAAATAACGCATTTGCACTGGATATCAACGGAAACACTGCATTGACAGGTTCAATTAATGTTTCCGCAGGTATAACGGGCAGTTTGTTTGGTACCGCATCAGTCGCCACAAGCATTTCTTCGGGATCTAAGATCAGCGTAGCCGCAATTACCGCATCGGCAGTTTATGCTTCTGGTAGTAACACGTTTGGTACAAAAATTACCGACGTTCACACTGTAACTGGTAGTATGTATCTATCCGGATCGCTATTCGTAAATGGCACCGACGTTTCAAATCTATCTGGAACTGGTTCGTTGTTTGGAACAGCATCATGGGCGGTTAATGCTATCAACATCGCTTCAAGTTCAAAGATCAGTGTTGCGGCTGTTACATCTTCATTCTTATACGGTTCTGGTAGTAACATATTTGGAACAAAAATAACAGATATCCATAGATTCACCGGAAGTATTTACTTGTCCGGTTCTTTAATTGTAAACGGTGACGAAGTAGCAAATCTTTCTGGTTCTCTGTTCGGTACTGCTTCATGGGCGTTAAACGCAATCAACATTGCATCAAGCTCTAAGATCAGTGTTGCCGCTGTTACCTCGTCGTTCTTATATGGTTCTGGCAGTAACATATTCGGAACAAAAATTACCGATACGCATCGCGTAACCGGTAGTATGTATCTATCAGGTTCGCTGATCGTTAACGGAAATGAAGTTGCCAACGTGACCGGTTCTCTATTCGGAACAGCTTCGTGGGCGCTAAACGCCGTAAACGTTGCTTCAAGTTCCAAGATCAGTATCGCCGCAATCACTGCATCGGTAGTTTATGGTTCCGGTAGTAACGTGTTCGGTACAAAGCAGACCGATTCACACAGATTCACTGGAAGTATTTATCTCTCCGGTTCTATCGTAATTAACGGTTCGGAATTTGTAAGCGGTGGAGAAACTTCAAACATCACAGGCTCGTTGTTTGGCACGGCATCTTATGCGATCACGTCGTCGTATGTGCTAACCGCTTCGTATGTAGCAAATGCTGCAACGGCATCTTATGCATTTGTTTCTGGTTCTCAAAATTATATATCAAAGTATGCAACCAACAATACGTTGGGCAATAGCCGTATATTTGATAACGGAACAAACGTTGGTATCAACACCAACACGCCAAATTATACACTCGAAGTTTCTGGTTCGTTCGTCGCAACAAGCAAGTCGTTCTTAATCGCGCATCCAACCATAGAGGGCAAGAAGCTGCAACATGGTGTAGTCGAAGGTCCAGAACACTCTGTTTATGTTCGTGGCAAAATCGATTCTGACACAATCACTCTTCCTGATTATTGGGTGGCGTTGGTACACGAAGATACAATCACTGTTCAATTGACACCAATCGGAACAAATCAAAACTTGGTTGTCAAGAGCGTAAGTCTGAAAAAAGTAGTAATAGAAAACAAGAGTAAAACTGCAAAAAATATAAATTGCTATTATTATGTTCAAGGCGAACGTAAAGACATACCAAAGATCAACGTTGAGTATTAATAAATGTTACAAGATAAAAATTACAACTCATGAGTACAAGACGCGGACCAAAAACAGAAACAAGCGGACTTATTCTCTGCCTTGATGCCGCTAACACCAAAAGTTATGTTAGTGGAAGTTCTATATGGACTGACATAAGCAGAAACGGAAACAGTGGTTCTCTAGTTAATACTCCAACGTTTGTTAGTTCTAGTATATTGATGGACGGTGTAAATGAATATGTTGATATAACAACTATAGATTTTAGACAGACTTTTACGTTGGAATGTTGGGTAAACATGGCAACGGTCAACAATTTTGCATTTTTTGGTCAAGGTACACCAAGCAATAGTCTCGGATTGCATATTCAAAACGTCGGTACTACGGGAGTAAAGTTTGGCATGTTCGGTAATGACACAGAAGTTACGACGCTAACTACGGCTGCAAATACATGGTATCATTATGCTTTTACATACAACCACAATAGTCCTTACGGAAAGCAGCTTTTCAGAAATGGTCAGAAATTGAATGGTACAGAGCAACAAACTCAAAGTCAATACGCCGGAACAGGTAATTTTAGAATAGGCGCTACATATAGTTCCGGTGGTTCATATGGCAACGGACAATTCGGAATGGTTAAAATGTATAACAGGATTTTGACCAACGCCGAGGTTTTACAGAGTTACACCTCGTTTAAGTCGAGGTACGGATTATAATATCTTATATTCTTCATATATACGAAGAATTTTTTAAATTTCAAGCTTGTTTATAAGCTTGTCAAGGTTTTAATATTAAAAGAATAAATTTGAACTACAAACCATTCATTTATTCATGTTATTTATATTTATGTATGATAACTTATGCCAGATATTATAATAATACCAAATAGGGGAACACTCAATAACCCAGTCATTCAATTTAGCGGAAGCGCTTCGTCGAGTGTTAGACTAGAGGTTTTGCCGGGCGGCCAAGTATCTTATTTAGGAAAATCCGGTTCATTATTTAATGTTTCTGATAATCCGAGTGGTAGTGTTGTTGCAATGGCAAACAACGCGAATGCTCCAATATTTGAAGTGTTTGGTGACAACAAAATTGTTATGGGACAACCCCAAACAAATACTTTGTATGTAACTGGGAGTTCGGTTGGTATCGGCAAAGCTCCAAACACACAATTTAAATTGGATATATCAGGTAGTGTAGCCATTACCGGATCTGTTGATGTAAATGGAAGTATAAATGGAAATCTAATAGGAACCGCGTCATATTCATCGACGGCATCTTATATAATGGGCGGAAGTGGCGCTGCTCTAGTGACTGGATCGACTTATGAAATTACTAGTAGTTGGGCATTGACAGCATCGTATGTAATGGGCGGTGGTAGCGGCGGTACAACATTAGTGACTGGATCAACTTATGAAATTACTAGTAGTTGGGCATTGACAGCGTCGTATTTAATAGGATCGATTGCAAGTGCTTCGTATGCTGAACAAGCTGCAACAGCTGCATATGTTCTCGGTTCAATCGAAAGCGCCTCTTATGCTACAAACGCAGCAACCGCTTCTTATTTATTCGGCGCAATCGAAAGCGCATCGTATGCTTTAAAAGCGGGAAGTTTATTAGCAAGAATAAATACAGAACTAAATGAAGTTACCGCATCTGCAATATTTTTTAGCGGAAGTCAATCTGCTATAAGACTAAAAGTTTCTTCTTCGGGTGATGTAACATTTATCGGAAATAGCCAAGGTGTGTTATTAAACATATCAGACACTTTACCAGCATCACTCTGTAAAGTTGAAAATGCCATTGGATTTCCAATATTAGAAGTATTTGCTGATGATAGAGTGCAGATGGGAAGAACCGGAGAAAATGCTCTCGTTGTAACAGGCTCTAGAGTCGGTGTAAGAACAAGCAGTCCAGCATATGATTTAGACGTAAGTGGATCCGCAAATATATCTGAAAATATTTTTGTTCCGAACATCGTTGCAACAGCAATAACATCTTCATTGTATGGAACAAGTAGCTGGGCAAATACTGCAACAAGTATGGCAACTGCTTTTACAGAAGATGCAACATCTTTAACGTTCACAAAAACTTTAAACATTCAGCAAACCAACGAGCTTGCAACGGTATTAGGGACAGGTGCAGCATCCTCGATAAATATTAACATGCTAAGTGGATCTTTATATTATTACGCCGGAATCTCGACTTCAAACTTCGCTTTTAATTTTAGAGCAAGTCCATCTCAAACATTAAATTCAATTTTAAGTGTAGGAAAATCTTGGACAACGGCAATTGGTATTACCAATGGAGCATCTGCATATTATTCAGTGTCTTGTAGTATTGATGGAACCGTGGTAACTCCAAAATGGGCAAACGGTGTTGTTCCGACAGAAGGAAACGCAAACTCAATCGACTTTTATACATTTTCAATAATCAAAACTTCAACTGCACCAGATTATATAATATTGGCATCGCAAACGCAATACACATAAAAGGTTTTCATATGGCACATTTTGCAGAAATAAATTCCGATAACATAGTTACCAGAGTGATAGTAGTTGACGCTGAGTCTGAATCAGATGGTGTATACTTTATACAAAACGTACTTGGTTTGAGTGGTCGTTGGCTTCAAACTTCATATAATACTTTAGAGGGAGCGCATCTAAATGATAAAACTCCATTGAGAAAAAATTACGCCGGTGTTGGATATACATACGATGAAATTCGTGATGCGTTCATACCACCAAAACCATTTAGTTCTTGGAAATTAAATAAAAATACATGCAGTTGGGAACCACCAGTTCCATATCCGCCAGAAAATGGAAAATTTAGATGGGACGATACGTTATCGCAGTGGATAGAAGAAATAGGATAATATAGTATATGCCATTTATATCTGCAAAAGCAATCGGATCTGTTTCTACACTTGGTGGGCTTGGGTATTCACCACAAAAGCCACCTAATGTATTTATTGCAACAGGTGGAACAGTTGCTTATGACGGAGATTATGTGATACACACATTCACAAGCAGTGGAACTTTTACTGTATTATCTGGGTCCGGTGATATAACTACCATGATGGTTGGCGGTGGTGGTGGTGGTGGATATAATTGCGGCGGTGGTGGCGGTGGTGGCGGCTACATATATCAAAACACGACTGTAACAACTGGATCTTATTCTGTCGTCATTGGATCCGGCGGAGCAGGTGGAACGATTTCAACAAATGCCGCAAATGGTAATGATAGTACTTTCAACCAATTGACTGCAATTGGCGGTGGTGGCGGTGGTGGATATACAAATTCCACGGGTAGTATTGGTGGGTCCGGTGGTGGAGCAAGTGGAACTGGATTTGGTCCGTATACACCCGGTTCTGGTAGTGGCACATTAGGATATCGTGGCGGATTTGCTACTTTAGGAGGAACTCCTCCGAGTTTGACAAATACTCCAACGCCAACAAACACATTGACTCAAACGGTGACTAGAACGCCAACGTTAACGCCTTCAAAGACACCAACAAACACTCCGACGAGAACTTCTACATTAACACCAACGCCGACGTCAACTAATACACCCACATTGACTCGGACGTTAACTCCGACTACAAGTGTAACGTCAACTCCAACTACAACAGCGACACCAACGAGAACATCTACCCCTACACTAACCAGTACTCCAACGTTAACTCCAACAAGAACTCCGACTACAACACGCACTCCAACACTTACATCAACTCCAACACTTACGTCTACACCAACGTTAACTCCGACAAAAACACCGACAACAACTAGAACTCCCACGAGAACTGTTACTGCTACTCCATATGCAACGAACACATCGACTCCTACAATTTCTGCTACTTCAACGTTAACGCCAACGTTAACGCCAACATTAACTTCCACTCCAACATTGACCGCGACAACAACGTTAACTCCAACATTGACCGCGACAACAACGTTGACAAGTACACCGACACCAACTCCTACACTAACAAAAACATTAACTGCAACTCCAACACCGACACCAACGCTAACATCAACTCCTACGCTGACCGCGACGACCACAGTCACCAGTACATTAACTCCGAGTGTAGATACCCCGTATGGAGGAGTAGTATTCGCAGCAAGTGGAACTTCATATAATTGGACGGTACCGGCAAATATTTATTTTATATCCGTGGTTGCTGTTGGTGCGGGCGGCGGGTTAATTTCAACCACGGCTGGATCAGGGGGCGCGGGGGGTGGCTCATTGGTATATGGAAATAATATAGCAGTTACTCCCGGTGAAGTGTTAACCATAACCGCTGGTGTGGCAGTACAAAATGGTGGCGGTAGCAGCAGTCTCGTGGTTCAAGGGGGGGTGACTATTCTGTCGGCAGGTGGCGGAAGTCGTAGCAACGCATTCGGTACTAGCGGAGGAACTTGGGGTGGAACAAAAGCAACCGACGGCGGAAACGGTGGGGCTGGTGGTGGTGGTGGTGCGTACTTCTCGGGACTTGGTGGAACACTTCTTACCACTTCGGGCGGCAGTGGCGGCGCGGGCGGTTATGGTGGCTCCGGAGGCGCAGGGACGAGTGTGGGCGCAACTACTGTTACCAACGGAACGTCTGGAGCTGCTGGTGGTGGTGGTGGTGGGAGTGGCGGCGGCGCATTCTCTCCATTCGCCGGTGGCGGGGTTGGAATATATGGACAAGGTTCGAGCGGTGTATACTCCAACGGCAGCGCGGGCAGCGCAGGTAGCGGTGGGAGCGGAGTAACATACGGCGGAGGTCGTGGCAATCCGAGCGGCGTAGCTGGCGATGGTGTTGTTCGCATCATTTGGGGAATAGGCAGAGCGTTTCCATCGACAAACGTAAGTGCTTTGGAAACTCCAACCCCAACTCCAACCCCAACTCCCACACCAACTCCTACGCGCACGTCTACACCTACGTTGACAGTAACATCTACATATAGCCAATTCAGATTTTATATCGGTGCGGGTGGCGGTGGTGCAGGAAACAATGGTATCGACGCATCATACTCGGCGGCAGGAACCGGTGGCGCGGGTATACTAAATACAATCACCGGTACACCAGCTTATTATGCAGGTGGTGGTGGTGGTGGAGCATGGCCATCAAAATCCGGAGGTCTGGGTGGCACCGGAGGCGGTGGAGCAGGTAATGTTCTTGGTGTTGGTGGAGCCGGTACATCTGGAACAGCTAATACCGGCGGTGGCGGTGGAGCAAGCAGTAGTACCGGTGGAATCACCGCCGGAGCGGCGGGCAACGGCGGAAGTGGTATAGTCGTTATTAAATACAGAGCTTCATCCGAATTGCTTGGAAATGATCCGTATTTTAATAAAAATATCGGTCTAATTCACTCCGACAATACAAGCCAAAATGCCGGAAATATCGTTGATGTGTCTGGTAGAAATGAAGTCACAATAAATGACAGTATGTATCAAGGCGCAGAAAGTCCACACGTCAACAATGGTTGGGCGTATTTCTGGACAGGAAGTAGTTCTACGGTAGCGCAATACACGTCATCGAATGCTTTTATTATATTGTCCAACGGTAGTTCATGGGCGTTTGAAACTTGGTTTTTTAGAACAAGCACGGCATTAAGTCAATCGTTGTTGGACACCAATCTTTTTAACGTTAGATTAAATGTTCCAACCGATGGAGATATTTCAGTAAATATGACGGGTAGCGTCGGACAAATATTTAGTGGATCTGCCAGCAAAGTTCAAAAACTTAAAACGTGGCATCATTTGGCTATTACCCACCAAGCGCCAAGTATGTCGATTTATGTCGATGGACAGCCAGTAGTATCATTTATTACCGGTTCTACATCATACACAAGTTCGGGAGCAAATTTATTAACGGTTGGTAGAACATGGGGAGCACTCACTAATTATTTTAATGGATACTTGTCAAATTATAGAATTAGCACAACCGCTTCGTTATACACTGCCAGTTTTGCTCCACCCAGAGACACTTTGAGTAGAACAAGCAGCACGCGATTGTTGATTATGCATGACGGCACAAATTTACACGATCAAAACTATTCGGCGTCGTCGGTAATTTCGACGACATTTGATTCGACGAAATTAAAGCTAAAAACAAATCCATTTTTTGGAGCACTGACAGGTTCATATAATTCTACAATAAACGGATCTAGTATATATTCCGAAACACAGTCTGCGTATATTACCACAGACAAATCGTTCTTGACGTTTGATCCAACCGGCGCATTTTCATTAAAATTTTGGTATAATACTAACAAGCTTGAACAAAACACGTTTATAAGTGGATCTACTACAAGCTCTTTATATTTGGCATATAATTATTCAAACGTGGACGATTGGATGTATGTTAGTCAAGCAACAACTTCGGCTGGAACAACAGATTATATTGCTTACACAGGTACTACATATGTAACGGTTGGACTTAGTAATACGTCTTCGTCATTTTCAACGGATGGTGTAAATTGGTCATCACGAGCAATCAATGTAACGTTAGATGGGAATTTTGGAGGAATTTTTTATACGGGCAGCGTGCTGCTGGCATATCTATCCTCTGCAACCACGGCAGTGCCGGAAAAAGCAATATATTCAACAAACAACGGCTTAACATGGGCATCGACGACTGGATTGAATGTTGGAACTGGTAACTTATTCATATACGCGATGGCGTTTGGTAATGGTACTTATGTTGCCCTCGGCCACGACAGCGGTGTAGTTTTACCTGCGTTTTTTAGTAGTGCAAACGGAACTGTGTGGACGAGAAGAACCACTCCAGCGGTGTTTACAGCTAGTATGGGTAGTCCGGGTGTTGCATATGGAAACGGAACTTTTGTTGGTGTTGGTGCTGGTACTGATTACATTTTAAGATCTACTGTCGGTACAAGCTGGACCTCAAGTATAAAAATTCCGTCAGATTCACCGGCTAAAAATTTGAGTGCCATTGCATATGGAAACGGAACTTTTGTTGCAGTGGGAAATAGCAGTACTATATTAAGATGTACCGACAGTGGACTAACTTGGAATACAATCCCCGTTACTCCAAGTAATCTATCTCTGTCCTTTGTCGTGTATACAGGAGAATTTTTCGCAGCGGCGGCCGGACGGCACCTAATTACTTCTCCGGACGGGTTGACTTGGACATATAAATTATTGCCAATAAGTATTAATAATGATTTTAAATATTTAAATAATAAATTTTATATAAACTCCTCTGCGCCGACAGCTCCGGCAGCTCCTATATATGTACTAACATCGTCGTTCAAATATTGTTTAGATTTTAAAGCACCATCGTATAGCGGATCTATTGTATTACGAAGCACAGCCAGTATGTTAAGCACAAACTTCAACAATACGATAGTTCCAAATACATGGAAACATATAGGAGTATCAAAAACGACAGGAAGTCGTTATAGTATATACATCGACGGCACAAATCATGCCGAATTCACAGATTCAAGTTCATTGACAGGCCAAACAAAAATTGGACCATTTTGTGGATATCTTTCAGATTTCACAGTGGTTAGTGGCTCATACGACGGAAAAATTCCAACCGGACCAGAAACTGCGTCAACGGATACAGTAATACTATTGTCCGGTACAAATCCACCCGCAGTTGACAAAACTGGATTAAATACAGTCATTACAAAAAATATAGATATTTCGAATAATGTCAGAAAAGTTGGCGCAGGAAGTATGTTCTTCAATGGAAGTTCTTCATATGCATATTCTCCAAATTGGCCAACACATTTTAATGCCAGTATAGATCGCGGGATGAACATGACGATAGAGTCTTGGATAAATCCATCATCACTTGGAACGTATCGTCCTATATACAGCACAAATACACTACTAGATAATGGGTTTTCATTTGGCGTAAATACAAATGGAAAATTAACTGTAAAAAATTACAGAAATTCTGCAAGTTATACTGCAACAAGTTCGACTGTGATTCCAACGGGATCATGGTCAAATGTTGCATTGACTATATACTCTGGTTCTAAAATGAGTCTTTGGGTAAATGGCACATCCGTCGGAAGTCCGACCGGCTCGTTCATTTCTAGCAGTGAGCTTGGTTATCAAGGTACCATTGGCAGTAGTCTGGAAAATAAGACCGCTTGGTCTATTCAAATTTCGCCAACACCTGGTTCACAATCGTGGTCTGATGTTGCATACGGAAATGGAACTTTTGTGGCTGTAGCAAACTCTCCGAGTGGCTCGCTAAATGCAGTGATGACATCAACCGATGGCATTACATGGACTCCACGGGCACAAGGTGCTGGCAGAGGTCAACCATGGAGTAGTCTGGCGTATGGCAGTGGGTTATTTGTGGCTGTCGCGAACGCGCGCTGGTCGTTTACTACCGATCCACTATATATGACATCCCCCGATGGAATAAATTGGACGGCAAGGTCCACGCCAACTTCTTCTTTAAACTCCTTGACGTATGGAAATGGGCTGTTTGTCGGTGGGACAACTGGCAATCTATTCGGCTTTTTAACATCGCCAGATGGTATAAACTGGACTCCGAGGGCAACCGGTGTTCGAGCGTATTTTAATGTAGTTTATGGAAACGGGTTATTTGTTGCAGTGTCGGACAGTACCTCCATTACCATTTACAGTAATAGAGTAATGACATCGACGGATGGAATCACGTGGAATCTGCAAATGGTCCCAGAATTTAATAGTTGGAAATCAGTAGCTTACGGAAACGGTTTATATGTCGCAGTTGCAAATAACGGACTCAATAGAATAATTACATCCCCCGATGGTATAAATTGGACACCGCGCAAAGTGGGATTGTCCGCGTATAATAAAATAATTTATGGGAATGGATTGTTCGTGGTATTCGCCGGTGGCACATTACCGACTTTAACTTCAAGTGATGGTATAAATTGGTTGGAACGATCTGCTATATCGCCGGTGGCAAACGGTATCACATCTGCCACCTATGTAAGTGGGTCTTTCGTGGTAGTCGGAGCTAATACGGCCGGTGTATCAACAAACCCAAGCGATCTTGGAACATCCTCGTATTTCCACGGATATATGGACGAATTTCGTTATACCGATGATTTTTGTAGATATATAGGCTCGTATACTCCATACAAGCGTCAATTCCAAAACCGCTTGACATCTACGCTGACGCCAACGGCCACGAGCGCGCCAATCGATAAAAAAGCTATATTTGGATATGGCAACGGTCCTGTCTCGATGACAAACCTTGTGTCCAACACTGGCGTTGTATCAACAGATACGACTGGCGTTGGCACTGCACGCACCTACCTCGCCGCTGCTGGCTACGGCACGGACAAGGCGATTTTTGGATATGGTACGACGGCGGGGTACAATCCAAATTATTCCATAACCAATCTGGTGAGTAATACAGGTGTTGTAGCAACTGATACAACGGGTGTTGGCACTGAACGCTGGTTTCTTGCCGCTGCTGGTTACGGCACCGACAAGGCGATCTTCGGATATGGCTACTCCTCCACCTCAAATGTTTCAATGACAAACCTTGTGTCCAACACAGGCGTTGTATCAACAGATACGACTGGGGTAGGCACTGCACGCAACGGCCCCGCCGCTGCTGGCTACGGTACGGGCAAGGCAATTTTTGGCTATGGCGTTGGCGACTGGGGGTATGTCTCGCTGATAAACTTTGTCTCCAACACGGGCGTTGTATCAACGGACACGACTGGTGTGGGGTCTGCACGCTACGGCCTCGCTGCTGCTGGCTACGGTACGGGCAAGGCAATTTTTGGATATGGCTCCGACAACAGTGGCGATTTATCGATTACAAACCTTGTGTCCAACACTGGCGTTATATCAACAGATACGACTGGCGTTGGCTCCATACGCTACAGCCCTGCTGCCGCCAGCTACGGTACAGACAAGGCAATTTTTGGGTATGGCTACACCAGCCCGTTGGTCTCAACAGTAAACCTCGTATCAAACACTGGCGTTGTAGCAACAGACACGTCCGTCTCTGGCACTGCCCGCTGGGGCCTAGCCGCAGCGAGCTACGCTTAAAACTTATGAACCCTTTAGACATTACAAACAATGCTATGAGCAATCCTCAAACACTACAAATGTTATCATCAGTAGGTTTGGTTCCACAAGGCACAACATTATTAGAAGCAGGTAGCAAAGAAGATTTTTTTAAATTTGATCTATATTATAAAATTATAAGTCAACTTAAAGCATAAATCATAGTTTATCTAATAATTATATACATACAAATCGCGCATAATACGCTTATTTTATATTATTTATAATATATGTCAATTACATTAAAGTCACTAAACGTTAGAGGCACTAGCATCGAATCTGCTTCATATTCACAAAAAGCAGATGTTGCTGACAGTGCTGCATATGCAGCAGTTTCTAACGTGGCGTACACGGCTTCTTATGTTGATTATAGTAATGTAAAAAATTCAACTCCAAGTTCTTCCTTTGCCGGTACATCGTCTTATGCATTAAATTCTAGCACGGCTTCTTATGTTGAAATAGCAAATACGGCATCATATGTGTTGTTGGCAAAAAGTTCATCGGTTTCTGCATATTCCGACACGGCGTCGTATATATCAATTTCTCAAACAGCTTCGTATGTTGGTTACACAAACGTACAAAATATAAATCCAAGCTCTTCGTTTGCTGGCACGTCGTCGTATTCTACTACATCAAAAACAGCTTCTTATATAGCATGGTCAAATGTTGATGAGACCACAACCGATACGTTTGCTGGTACAGCGTCGTATGCAAATACTGTAGGGAGTGTAGTTTACGGGGCAATCACAGACATATCAAGCTTATCTACATTTGCAGGTACGGCGTCATTTGCTAACACAGCACTCACAGCGGTATCTATTCCATACAGCGCAGTTACTGATATTACCGCAACATCGGCGTTTGCAGGAACATCGTCCTATTCAACTATTGCTGCAACGGCGTCATATGTTGCGTGGACAAATGTCAATGAATCTACAACCGACACGTTTGTTGGCACAGCTTCATACGCAAACAATGCAACGTCTGCCTCGTATGCATTAACTGCATCTTATATCGCGTGGTCAAATATTGATGAATCCGCAACGGACATATTTGTTGGTACAGCATCGTATTCAGCCACGGCATCATATGCTTTAACAGCACTAACAGCGTCATTTGCATTAAATGTTCCAGAAACTGCATCGTATGCTGCTAGTTCATCATATTCAGTTTTTGCAAACACAGCTTCTTATACTCTTTTTGCGCTTGAAAGCGGATCAACTCAAAACATAACAAGTAGTTGGGCAAACAATGCAGTTACAGCATCATTCTTGCTTGGTACAATAGACAGCGCGTCATATGCATTAAATGCAAAAACCGCATCATATCTACTAGGATCTATTGAAAGTGCGTCATATGCGATAAGAATAGGAAAAAAGATAGTAAATTCTATACCAATTATTGCAAGTTCAGATCAAATTACATCACTTGTTGGTATACCATATGAAACCACAGATTTTGGTAGCGAAGTTTATGTTCGTGCAGATTTAACAGACGTATCATCTTGCAGTTTGTCTCTAACCATAGAAAAGGAAGCTACTGGCCCGACATCTGTTACTTGCAGCTTATCTGTGCAATATTCGGTTGATGATTCTCTTTGGTATTATCTATCAGCAAATCCAGCTAATCTGCCATCGGTAGCTATGGACTCAGTCGGGTCTAAGCTTGGAGACAGAGTTGCTATAGTATCAGGTTCAAAACAAATTGTAACATTAAGATTAGTCACCAACGGTGGCGATGCTTCAAATAACAGTTCAGTAACAATAGGAAATGTTACATTAAACGCGGTATATGACTTATAAAAAATGTTAAAATATGTACAATTTTTGCACCCAATTAGTGGAAGTGAAGCTAGATTAATCAGTATCACCGCTTCATTATCAGGCACGGCATCGTATGCGGTATCGTCCTCATATGCCATAAATGCAAAAGGCCAATGGAGCGCAAGTAATTTTACTACTACCGCAATAGACCCAGGAGTTGCCGGTTTTAATACATCCGGTCGTCCCGTTCTATACTCATCCGCACAAAACCAAAGCCGACTAACATATAGTGACGGACAGATTCGATGGATTTTATTTTCTATAATCCCAATAGTGGTCAATTTTACACACACTTATAATAGTTATATGTAACAATCCGCATGGACAAACTAAGCATATTTAAAAGCATTATAAGTGGAAGCCGAATGATATTGGTTTCTGCGACCGCTTCATTGTCTGGAACAGCTTCGTATGCAGTATCATCGTCATATGCTATAAATGCAAGCGGGTTGTGGTCTTCAAGCAGTTTTACTGCAAGTGCACAATCTATTGCCGCGTTTGATACTAACGGAAGACCAATATTTTTAACTCCTACCACAAACAATACATACATCGCTATTCAAGATGGTGCGATTGTATGGATTCCAATCACAACGGCAGGTGGAACAGGTAACTTTGCTACATACGCTGAAATTTTTAGTGATAACGAATATTTGTTTGTTCAATCGGGTTCAAATTTTGCATTTCCAAGCGCGTCGTTTACTAGCGACGAAGATATGGTTCTTATACAAGTAAGTGCAAATTTTGCTATACCAAGCAGTTCATTCTCAAGCGACGAAGATAGAATTTATATTCAATCCGGATCAAACTTTGCTTTTCCAAGTTCTTCGTTTGCAAGTGATGAATTTATTTCTGATATTGGATCAATAAAGCTGACCGGATCTATGGGTGCAAATTTATCGGTTGCAGACACGCTGGTAATTTATGAACCATCAACTGTTATTACCGGTTCAATGACATATTCAAATTATTTTGAATCTATAGAAACTTATGAAATTCCCACAAACATTTCAAGTTCTATGGAATCTAGACCAATAATAGATGCCACAGAATATATAGATACTGTTATATCTGTTACATCGTCGTTATTACCAAGATTCACAGCACCATCTTATACAACTGCATCTGTATAAAATAACACAACAAAAATAATTTTTTATGAGTTTACCAGCATTAGAATGGCGAAAATTACCAGTGAGAGTACTGCAAGTTTCTCAATCGTCGGCAAATTCATTGCTAGACAACATATACGATATGTTGACAGGATCGGTGTATCATGATAATACGGCCAGAATTCCCGGTAGTGGTAGTGCTTGGTATAGAGTAACAAAGTTTGTTACAGGATCAAATACAGAAGCAGTTTTTTGTTTTCCTCCAACAAAAACAGAAATGAGCATGTCTGTGATATTTGCCGGTAAAGCAACATCCGGCACATCAACGACATTTGCCGCTGCAACTGCTAGTATGGAAAATACCATAGCCGGTGGTTTGTTGTATGGCGCATGTGTTAAAGGCGCAGAATCTTCATCGTTTTCTCAATGGACAAGTTATTATCCATTTGGTTCAAGTTCAAATTCCACGGGATATATGAAAATAGGTCCAAGTGCTAGTGCATTTGGGTTATACGACAAATTAACAATCTACGAATCCAAAGAAGCTATTGCATTAACGATGTATGATTTTGCAGGATCTGCAAATTATCCGTTTTTTGCAGGGGCAATTATTGACCCAGAACAAAGCACGCCAACGTCGTCTATTGATGCAGAAGCGGACGGTAGATTATATGGAACCGCTGGTTTGTCTGGAAATACTGGATTATACAGATATATGCATTCGTCACTGGGCAATCTCTCGGGTTCTCTTTTTGAAACTATTGCATGGGATTATGGTGCTAACGTCGATAATCCAAAATTCAACGTATTTTTACCAAATAGTAGATTTACTATGCCTTGTGCCAGTGAAAAATTTCCGGCCGTCAATATAGGAAATTTTTATCCCAGCTCAAATTATATTAGACTCTCTGGAAAATTTGTATCAACTCCTATAAAATGCGGAAGAAAATCTGGAAATGATTTTAGTGAAATTCGCAACTATCTCGGCAGACTGCGCGATATATCGGTAATAAGAGATGATTTTGACAATCAAGTTATACGCGACGAGTATGTTGGCAAATTCCTTGGATATACCATAGCATCGTCACAAACCACTCAAAGCAATGCGATTTTATTAAATTATTCTTGAGATAATACTTTTTTTAATAACCTAACCAAATATATATACATCTATGAGCTTACAACCACTAGAATGGAGAAAATTACCAACCCGTACTTTGCAAGTATCGCAGTCGGCCAGTACAATGTTAAACACTATATACGACATGCTAACAGGCTCCGTATATTTCGACGGATCTGCCAGAAATATCGGCAGTGGAAGTGCTTGGCAGCAAGTCACAAAGTTTGTTACAGGATCAAACACAGAAGCAGTTTATTGCTTTCCTCCTGTAATAACTGAACTAAGTCAATCCGTGATCTTTACTGGTAGACAAACATCTGCACCGTCGTCATCAGCAGCATCTCCAACGGCAAGTTTGGAAAACGTCTCGTTTCCAGGCTTTTTATACGCCGCACTTGCCAAAAATGCAGCATCTGCTTCATTCACACAATGGACCAGTGCATTTCCATTTGGATCAAGCTCAAATTCCACTGGATACACGCAAATATCTTTAGCGACGAATTTATACTCCGTTACAGATAAAATAACAATTTATGAATCTAAAGAAGCTATTGCTGTTACGTTCTATAGACCAGCAACATCAATTGTTAACGGTATAATCGCAGGTGCTATCATCGACCCAGAGCAAAGTACTCCAACCTCATCCATCGATGCTGAAACCGACGGTAGATTGTATGGATTGGTAAATTTTCCAGCAGCAGGAATATCAGCAACCTTTTTTGCTAATAATACTTCATTTTTATCGCAACAAAATCAAACTGTCAGCGCACAAGCCGGTGATATAGCAAGATTTGTCGCGTTCAAACCCAGTACTGGATTTACAATGGGCGTTACAACAGACAAGCATTCGGTTGGGTTGACGCCTAGTATCAGATATACAACAATGTCTGGTAAGTTTGTAGACACCGCATTAAAGTGCGCCAGATTTGACGACGGTACAGCCACTTCTTATATAGGAAGATTGCGCGATATTACTATGACAAAAAATACTCCGTTGAATTATATTATCAGAGATAACACCTCCGGAGCTATTTCTGGATATATAATATCCGCCAACGAATCTGGTGTGAATAACGCTGTGATGTTAAACCACGCTTAATTTTTTATGGCACTACTACCACCACTTGAATGGAGAAAGTTACCTGTCAGAATTATACAAAGCGCATCATTGTCTACAAGTGATGCGTTGAATATAGTTTATGACATGATGACTGGCTCTATTTACTATGATGGATCAACCAGAATAGCTGGCAGTGGTAGTGCATGGACCGCGTCTGGTAGGTTTGTAACAGGATCTGCGCTTGAAGCATTTTGGTGTTATCCACCGTTGTTGACTAGTATCAGTCAGTCGATCATGTTTGCTGGTAAAAGCACTGCACCATTAACTTCCAGTGCGGCGTCTCCGTATCTTCTATCGGGAAGTGGGGAAAATTCATTTGCTAATACTATTCACATGGCGCATATAAAAAATGCGTCCTCATCGTTTACTCAGTGGACCAGCCAATTTCCATTCGGCAGTGGATCCGCTTCGTCTGGCTATATAAGAGCAGCAAATACCATAAGTTCCGGTATACTGGGGTCGAAGTTTGTAATATACGAATCAAAAGAAGCACTTGCATTCATGCACTATACACTGGCACCCAATCTTGTTGCAACAATTGCGGGAGCGGTCATTGATCCAGAACAAACCGACCCAACCTCATCGTTTGATGCGGAGGTAGATGGTAGAATATATGGAATCATTGGTTCATCTGCGGCCACGCAGGTTCCTACTCCAGCAAATTCTTTCTCGGGAAATTTATCAGCGTTTTTAACGGCTGCTGAAGCCGCTTATACTTTTTTATCAAATTTTGGCACCTTAAATTCCCAATCCAATATTTCGTATTCGAAATTTTATAGTTGGTATCCAAATACCACCGCGTTAATCGGCACAAGCACGGATAAATATAGAGCAGATGCTTATATCAATTTTCAATCTTTATCTGGTCGATTAATATCCGCTCCACTCAAATGTTATAATAATACATCTCCACAAACATACCTCGGAAGACTACGCGACATAGCCGTAACAAAAAGATTGCCACTTGGTGAAGTTGTAAGAGATTTTAACGGAACGATAATAGGATACACACTATCTGCAACAGAAACCGGTGTGAGCGACACGGTCGTATTCAACCACTATTAAAAAGAAATAAAATATTATGAGTTTACCGTCACTACAGTGGAGAAAATTGCCAACAAGAATAACACCTTATTCTACAACAACCTTTACAGCATCTCTTATATTAGATACAATATACGATATGTTAACAGGATCTGTTTATTTTGACGGTTCAACTAGAATTGCTGGCAGTGGAAGTGCATGGAGCGCATCTGCTAAATTTCAAACCGGTTCAAATACAGAAGCTGTTATTTGCAGACCGCCAGTGTATACGGTGATCAGTCAATCTATAATATTAAGTGCTACGAATCACTATGGCCCATCAAGTAGTGCGACTCCATTCATGTGCACCGGTGAAGTTTATAGTGGCTCATATATCTATATGGCATGTGTAAAGAATGCATCTGCCTCATTCACAGAATGGACAAGTCGTTTTCCGTTTGGATCCGGTTCTTATTCTACTGGATATGGAAAAATTTCTGGTACAGCGCATATGTCTGCCGGTGAAAGATTAACTGTGTATGAATCAAAAGAAGCACTTGCTGTGATGTTTTCCAATCCTCAATTCGGCGGAATAGTTCTAACTGCTATCGGTGGAGCTATTATTGATCCAGAACAAAATACAACAAGTGTAGACGCCGAAATAGACGGTAGATTATATGCGATTGCAACGTCCGGTGTTCCTATAACAGCTGGATATGGGGTAGCACCGGTATTTTTAATAGAAGGAGGGTCGCAGAGTGGAAGTTTATTTACACATAGAAACGAAGCAAGTGCCGCTGGTGCGGGATATGCCAGATTTGTTGGATTTTATCCACAACAACAGGCGTCGATGAGTATTATAACTCAAAAAACAGGTTTTACTAATGTTGCTGGATATAATCCATATTATGTTTTTAATACGCCATACAGCGGAAAATTAATACAAAATCCTATATTATGTGCAATATCTGGCAGTGCTACAAATTTAAATTATTATCTAGGAAGATTGCGTGATATCAACATCACAAAAGCACTACCGTCAAATCAAGTAGTCAGAGATAGTTCTGGTAGCATTTCTGGATTTACATTAGCATATTCAGAAAACACAGTGACAAACGGCAACACTGTGTTGTTTCCATATAACTGATATTTATTAATACTTTAAAATTTTATGGCATTACCATCATTACAGTGGAGAAGATTACCAAGCAGACTTATAGCAACTAGCTCTGTAGATACTAGTGTTTTTCTTAATACTATATATGACATGTTGACTGGATCGTTGTATTATGATGGATCATCCAGAGTAATCGGTTCTGGCAGTGCTTGGAAAAATACTACAAAATTTATTACCGGTTCAAATACAGAAGCGGTTTATTGCTTTCCTCCAACAAATACAGCAATGAGTCAATCTATCATTTTTGCTGGTAAAAATTATTTCGGTGTGTCAAGTAGTTTTAACGTTCCACTCGTAATAAACGGAGATACTCCAGACTTTACCACAACCGGACGTGATATATTGATGGCAAATGTCAAATTAGCACAATCCGAATCATTTACTCAATGGACAAGTTTATATCCATTTGGTTCAAGTTCATATTCTACCGGTTATGCGCCATTAACTAAATGTAATTTATTTAGTGCGCTTCAAACACCAAAAATAATTATATATGAATCAAGAGAAACTATGGCGGTAATTGTATCATTTCCAAACGCATACTGTCATGTCACTGTGGCTGGGGCTATCATTGATCCAGAACAAACATCGGCGGGTATAGATGCAGAAATTGATGGTAGATTATATGCAATCGCAACTTCCGGCGGAAGCACATCGACCGGAACTCTTGTTTCAGGATTGAATCCTAATTTTATGACGTTTTCTACCGATTCAACGGCAGTAAATTCAGGTTCTTTATTTAGTCATAGCACAACCGCAATTGGTGCATCCGCGCATTATCCAAAATTTGTTGGATTTATACCGCAGCTACAGTCTACATTTACAATTATGGCCGAAAAACAGAATACTACGACATCAACGTATCCTTCATTTTCCGGAAAAACTATTCAACTTCCAATAAAATGCACTGGAAAAACAAATAATTATTATCTAGGAAGACTCCGCGATATAAATAGTGTAAAACCCTTTTTATTAAACCAAGTTATAAAAGATCAATCAAACAATGTTGTTGGATATGCAATTGCAGCAAGCGAATATGCACTTCCAACTACGCAAGTTTCGGCGGTTTGTTTACCATATAACTAAAATATTTAAAAATTTATGCCATTACCATCATTACAATGGAGAAAATTACCAGTACGTTACTTAGGTGTAACGGCATCATTTAGTGCAAACTTTATATTAGAAAATATATACGACGTATTAACTGGTTCGTTGTATCATGACGGTTCTGCCAGAGTAATTAATAGCGGTAGTGCATGGAGTGCCTCTGGAAAATTTACAACAGGTTCTAACGTAGAAGCAGTTTATTGTCGCCCACCGGTAAACACAATCTTGAGCCAATCTGTTATTTTTTCTGCAAAAAATGCGTTGGTGCCTTTTAGCAGTGCAACACCCCCAGTAGTAACAAACGAAACTGCATACAGTGCATCGGTTGTTCACGTTGCATGTGTGAAAAATGCGACAGGATCGTTTACAGAATGGACAAGTCAATTTCCATTCGGAACAGGTTCTTATTCTACCGGATACGCCAGAGCAACAAACATTTTTACTACCAACACTAAGTTGGTTATGTATGAATCAAAAGAAGCACTGTGTGTGAATTTTATAAACCCAGCAAACAACGTATCGCAGATAATTTTGGCGGGAGCTATAATAGACCCAGAACAAGCAAATCCCACTTCGTCACTGGACTCAGAGAATGATGGTAGAATGTACGCGGTAATTACCAGTGGAGTTTCTACGCAGACTCCGACTTCGCCAAGCGCCACGTTTTTATCGGGATCGGGTGAATTTCTTACACACAACTTGAGTGCAAATACAACTACAATTGGAGTTTCCAGATTTGTTACATTTTTACCACAACAAAACTCTACAACGGGAGTGTATACAAAGAGACCTAGTACATCCGTATATGGCCCGACATATACAACATTTAGCGGAAAAAATGTTCAAAATCCGATGTATGTTTTAACCGTCGGCCAAACGCCTTATGATCTTTTCGTTGGCAGATTGCGCGATGTAACAATCGTAAAAGGTGGACCAACAAATCAAGTTATGAGAGATAATTCAAATAACATAGTAGGATTTACATTAGGAGCAAGTGAAATTTCAGCTACACATGCTGTGCTATTAACTTATATATAATAAATCATATGAAAGCAATAGAAGATCAAATACAAAGTTGTATCGAATCGGTTGGATCAAATACCGTAGCGTACATGGTTATACCAAACTATTGGTTTGGTTATAATTTTACAAAACCGGAAAACGTAGAATTTTCGGGACATGACAGCGAAAGCATGGTTGCATATGATGCAGACGGAAATTGTTTAACCATCATGATGTCGGCTAGAATAATCTAACAGTTATATAAAAATAAATGAGTTTACAAGCATTACAGTGGAGAAGATTACCAACTAGAGCAATACCATTTGGTGCAACAATTACGTCATCGTATTTGTTGGATACAATATATGATATGCTCACTGGTTCTTCATACTATGACGGCACAGCAAGAACTGCTGGCGTTGGTAGTGCATGGCAAGGAGTTACAAAGTTTGTAACTGGGTCAAATACGGAAGCGGCATATTGTTTTCCACCAACAAAAACAATAATGAGTCAGTCTGTTATTTTTTCCGCGAGAAGTATAACCGGTGCATCCAGTAGTGCAGTGCCAGAAGTTGTAACAAACGAAGGTGCGTATGCAACGGACCTTGTATTTGGTGCGTGCGTTAAAGGTGCAGATGCGGCTTCATTCACACAATGGACCAGTTTGTTTCCATTTGGGTCTGGTTCTGTTTCTACAAAATATGCACAATGGTTTAGATTAAGTTTACTTAGTGCCGGATCTAGATTTACGATGTACGAATCAAGAGAAGCATTGGCTGGTGTAGTATACAACCCAACCGCTGGTAGTACAAACATAATTTTATTGGGATCTATCATTGATCCAGAACAAAGTGTAACATCCGTTGATGCGGAACTTGACGGTAGATTGTATGGCGTCGCGACGAGTGGAGTTTCTACCAGTGGAACTTATACCGTAGCAACTAATTTTTGGACAAACAACGGTGCATTTCTCACTCACAACACAACGGCAAATGCCGCGAGCGTTTCTCCGCCAAGATTTACTATTTTAACTCCACAGACAGGTTCAACTTTACCCGTTGCGGTAATTAAACCGTCAGCCGTAATAGTAAACGTTCCGACTACAACAAATTATTCTGGAAAATATGTAAGAAAAACAGTAAATTGCGCAACTTCAGGCAGTTTTAATTTTCTTGGAAGATTGCGAGACATGACATGGATAACTGCATTGCCATCAAATGAAGTTGTTAGAGATCAATCAAACAACGTTCTTGGATACACACTGGCCGCATCAGAAATCACAGCAAGTGCCACACTGCTATTAAACTATTCTTAAAATTTTATGAGTTTACCTGCATTAGAATGGAGAAAATTACCAGTACGTATACCTACCGCATCGTACTCGGCAAATTATTTATTGGATACAATCTACGATATGCTGACCGGTTCTTTGTATGTAAACGGAGCAACTAGAGTGATTGGTAGCGGCAGTTCGTGGAGTGCGTCTGGAAAATTTACAACGGGTTCAAACACAGAGGCGGTGTATTGTCGTCCACCTTCTCCAAATACATTTTTAAGTCAATCTGTTATTTTTTCGACAAAGAGTTCCACCGTACCTTTTAGTACGGCCACTCCTCCTGTGATAACAAATGAAGCTGCGTACAGTTCATCCGTAGTTCACGTAGCGTGTGTGAAAAATGCAACGGGATCTTTTACAGAATGGACAAGTCAATTTCCGTTTGGATCAAGTTCATATTCCACTGGATATGCCAGAGGCTTCAACGCTGTTTATTATGCATCAGCAAGCAAAATATCTATTTACGAGTCTAAAGAAGCAATTGCAGTATCTATATACAGTCCAATAACCGCATCGTCTTGTATTATTGCTGGCGCTATTGTAGATCCGGAAACAGAAGGTGTAACTTCATCATTTGATTCGGAGCAAGACGGTAGACTGTATGGTGTTGCTTCCAGTGGGTGTACTTTTGGTGCAGCGGTCAATACAGCAACTCCTATGTCAACCACGTTCTTGACACAGGCCGCAAACGCAGCTGTCGCAGGTGCATTTTTGTCGCACGACTCAACTACATCCACAAATACGCTCGGTTATCCAAAATTTGTGATATTTAAACCAAGAGATAATGCGATTTATACCATTTCAAAAGACGGACTTTCAAATTCTACATATTACAATTCGGCATCGCTTACCTTGTCTGGAAGCATTGCGCAGTCAGGAATTACTTGTTATGATACAACCAATTTAAAATTTGTTGGTAGAATAAGAGATATAACTGCGGTTAGATCTCAATATAATAACACGATAGTAAGAAGTCCGGCAGCAGCAATTATTGGTTACGCTATATCACCAAGTGAAGTCACTGCTTCCAATCATACGGTATTGCTTAATCACAGCTAAACTGCGGCGGCATCATTTTAAATAAAAAAACACTATATAAAGTGTTTATGATTTTTTCATAATATATATGTATATATGGAAATACCAAATAAACCAAATACAATAGCTCCGCAAGAAGGCGTCAAGTTCAACGAAGAAGAAATGAATGAACTCAATTCTATTCGTCGGGCTTATGAACAAATCACATTGGCCCTTGGCCAATATCAGATACAAAGAAAAGAAATAGAAGGCAATGAAATGAAAACATTTGCCGAACTAGGAAAAACCGAAGAAAAAGAACAAGCTTTTCTTCAACAAATCTTAGCAAAATACGGTGAAGGTACCGTCAATCAAGACACAGGAGTATTCACCCCGAAGAAGGCTTAAGTATATACAATATAATCCAACAATAATCTAAATATCTACAAATTATATTTTTTGTTATATTTTAATTGTTTTGAATTATTTTGCACCTATTTATATCAAGACTTTCTCGTATTGTCTAAAATTTAACAGGAGAAAAAATAACATATGGCACTAGAACAAAATGGCACATTCCAACCGAGCGAAAGAATCGTCAGTCCCGGCGTATTCACTCGTGAAATCGATCAATCGTTCCTTGCACAAGGAGTAGCAGCTATCGGCGGCGTCGTCGTGGCTCCGTTCCCAAAAGGACCGGGTTTTGCACCTACAACGGTAACAAGCGAAGCTGATCTTAACGCAATCTTCGGTGAACCCGATGGCGTCCTTTTTGGACCATACACAGCCCAACAATATATCCGTCAGCAAGGTCAAGTGACCGTTTGCCGCGTCGGTGGTTTGGGTGGATATGAACAAGATCAAGCGCTTATCGTTTCGGCGATACCCGGTGCTTATGACAGATACACAGAATCTGGTTCAATCACTGGTAGCAGTGTTGGATTCACCGTAACAGAAATTTCTGCTGGTAACTTCAACGTTGAAGGATCTGTACTAGCCACTTTCTTAAGTGGATACTATGTTGGTTCTACACAAGTAATCGGAGCAATCAGTGCATCCGTTAACAATGTTGTTTATACTGGTTCTGCTCTATTGGGCGGATCTGTTACTGCTTCGTTGAGCAACTCATTGTTGCCACACAATCCAGCTGACACATTGACACTGCAAGCTAGAATTACACGCGGTTCTGTTGGTGCTTGTGGATACACATACTCGTTCGCAGGAAAAGTTACCGGTGATTACGGAACATTCGATGTTGATTCTTGGACCGCTGACAGTGTTTCTTCTGAAGATGCATGTGGAAGTGGCTCATCTGCCGCTGGTCGCGATGAAGTTGTATTGGCTGTTCTAGCTAACACCGCATATGACCGTGGTCAAAACCTATACGGTTTCAGTGGATCTGTGCTAACAGCAAAAGATACATCTGTTGTCGGAACCGATTTTAGACTAGAACTAAACGAAACCCACTTCGATCTAGATATGGGCGTTTATACATCTGGTTCATACGGCACATACGAATTCTCAATTGATCCAACAAGCACATCATACATCACATCTGTGTTCGGTACTGATGCAGAAGCTGGCTTCACGTCAGTTGCAGCTGGTCAAAAAATTGAAGCTGCTTATACCTACAAACACTTCAACAACAAAGCTGCTGAAATCGTTGCTGATATCTCCGTTTCTGGTAGCTGGAAGATCGAAGTATCTAGCCGCAATGCTATGGTATTCGCTGACGGTGTAACACCAGATGAAAGCGATTCACTGTTTGATTTACGTCAAGCTGAAACACCATTCATCAAATCTCAAAAAGTTGCTCCATTCAGTGGATCCGTTGGTGCTCCAACCGCAGCTTCTTACGATTTGTTCAAGATTCACACCTTGTCTGATGGTACAAACACAAACACTCAATTCAAAGTTGAAATTTCGAACGTAAAATCTGCCGGATCAATCCCAGGTTCTAAATACGGAACATTCACATTGTCTCTACGTTCATTCACGGACGCTGACGCAAAGCCAAGTGTCATTGAACGCTACGACAATCTAAACCTAGACGAAACAAGCGCAAACTATGTTGCTCGTCGTATCGGCGATGTATTCACATACATCAACTACAACGGCAAGATTCTTCAATTCGGTGATTACAACAATATCAGTAAATACATCCGCGTTGAAATGGCAACATCGCCATGGCCAGTAGATGCAATTCCATTCGGCTTCGGTGCATACGCTTCACCAATTAGTGGTGACTATGCTCGCTTGGGTAAGGTTCCAGTAATGCAATACACCAGTGCTTCGATTTACTCGGCTCAACCCGGTCGTTATGCTTCTGGTATCGTGTTCCAACCAGCTCCTTCAACAGCTGACGCTGAACTAGCTGCTCTATATCCAAACGGTTCATCCGCCGGTGCTGAACTAGACAACAAACAATACTTCGCTCCAGTTCCATACGGTTATAGCGTCGGTCATAATGTTGAATTCAGTCTAGAAGATAACTGCGGACTAAGCCCAGTTTATATTGCGTCTCAAGAAAACACAAACGTTAAGAAACGCCGCTTCGTCCTTGGTTTCCAAGGTGGATTCGATGGTCAAAGCCCATCTGTTCCAGTACTAAGTGGTAACGACATCATCCCAACCAACCAACAAGGTTTGGATTGCTCGACAAACGTTTCACGTGGTTCTTACGGATACAAACAAGCAATGGCTGCATTAAGTAACGCCGACGAGTTTGATTTTAATCTAATCACAACTCCTGGTATAAACTATCAATATAATCCATATCTAGTATCATTGGTACTAGAAGTTTGTGAAAACCGTGGCGACGCATTCTATATCATGGATATCGCTCCAAATCAAGCCGCTGGCGCAGCCGCTATCGAAAACGTAGTGTCTATGGCTTCGCAGTTTGATTCAAACTACGGTGCTACATACTATCCTTGGGTCAAGATCGTTGACACAAACTCTAACAGAGTAATCCCAGTTCCTCCTTCGGTTGTTATGATGAGCGTATTCGCCGCTAACGACCAAGTAGCTGCTGAATGGTTTGCTCCAGCTGGTCTAAACCGTGGTGGTATTCCTGCCGCAGTTCAAGTAATCGACCGCTTGACACACTCGGAACGTGATAGTCTATACGAAGGAAGAGTTAATCCAATCGCCGCCTTCCCAGGTCAAGGTATCGTAGCATGGGGCCAAAAGACCCTGCAACGTCAACCTTCCGCATTGGATCGCATCAACGTGCGTCGTCTATTGATCGCGTTGAAGAAGTTCATCGCTTCTTCATCAAGATACCTAGTATTCGAACAAAACGTTGCATCAACACGCCAACGCTTCTTGAACATTGTGAATCCATATTTGGATGGTGTTCAACAACGTTCCGGCTTGTATGCCTTCAAGGTAGTAATGGACGAAAGTAACAACACACCAGATCTAGTTGACCGTAATATTCTATACGGCCAAATCTATCTAAAACCGTCGCGTACCGCAGAATACATAATTTTGGATTTTTCAGTACTTCCAACGGGAGCTACTTTTCCAGGATCCTAATTACTAATACAAAAGGGTGGAGCACTTGCTCCACCCTTTTTTTATTTTATCATGGATCTTAACATCAAACCTACCGTTATACACAAGGTATGCGAATGGACCAAAAAACCGTTTATAGTGGATTGGAGACATCGAAATCAAAGATTTATAAATAGGCAAGCAATGTATGATTGGAGAAAATCTCAAAACAGAGAGACTGTAAATTGTTTGAATTGCGGAACTCCGTTTGAAAGATACAAAAGAATATTACATCCACGCAGTAAAAAACTTACTCAATATTGTTCCAATATATGTAATATTACATCGAAAGAAAAAAAAGAAAAACTTAAAATTTGGGGCATGTCGGATAAAAATCACTGGAATGATGTTTCGGTTCAATCTAAAGTAAAAACTACAAAATTAAAAAAATATGGAGATGAAAAATATAATAATCCAGAAAAAAGTAAAAAAACTTGTTTTGAAAAATACGGAACAGATTGTTATTTTGACAGTAAAGATGCGATAAAATCGAACGGAAAAAGAATTTCGAAGTTTCAACAAAAAACATACGATTTGGTCTTACAGAATTATCCAGACGCTTTGCTCGAAGAATACCTAATAGATACCAGATGCTCAGTTGATATATTCATACCATCCATAAAAAAGGTAATAGAATGTTATGGAGACTATTGGCATTGTAATCCAACTCTTTGTAACTCCAGTTATTATAATATGTCGGTACACAAAACTGCGCAAGAAATATGGGATAGAGATAAAATCAAGGTTGATAAATTGATATCTGCCGGATACACTGTTGAAATTATATGGGAGAATTCTAATAAAAAGTTAAAACATAAAGACAAACCCTTATATTTATAACCATATGCAAATTTTATTAAAGGATTTAATCAAAGAAGCGGAGGAAGCGGACAAACCAGCACCATTGCAAATACAGTGTTACGTGGATATGGATGGAGTTTTGGTGGATATGAACAAAGGATTTAAAAAAATATCCGGCGGGTTTACTCCAGAAGATTTGCATACATCCCCAGAACTAAAAGGTGATAAAAAAGCAGCAAAGAAAAAGTTTTGGCAATTGATCAACAACACACCAAACTTTTGGTTGAACCTAGAACCTATGCCAGACGCAAAAGTTTTATGGGATTTTATAAAAGATAATTTCAAAACTCCACCGGCAGTTATTTTAAGTGCTGGTCAAGGTGCCGATATCGCTCAACAAAAAACAGCATGGATTCGCAAGAACATTGATCCAAGTGTTAAAGTAATAATTGCATCAGTCGGAGAAAAGAAACCAGAATATATTCTTCCATCAAAAGGAAGAGTGACGAATGTATTGGTTGACGACATGGAAAAAAATATAACCGCGTGGGACAACCAAGCAGCACATCGTATTGGCATATTGCACACAAGTGCCGCAAGTAGCATTAATCAATTGAAAGCTTTTATACCAGATGAACAACATTAAGCTAAAGTCTTTGCTTTTAAAAGAACAGCTTGAGGTTGCTGACCTTCATGCTTTAGAATCATTGTCTAAAAACTTTGTAAAATCATTGATTGATGCAAAAGTTATTCAGCATTATCACAAGGATCTAACAGCCGCCGACGTTGATAGTTCGCAGTATATAGAAGATATTTCAGAAGTTGTTCGCAACGAAGTTATCAAGTGGGTTAACATGGCAAACGCAAGAGGTGGCAGATGAACTATCCATTATATAACGAAACTCTTTGTGACAAGGTATGGGACATCAACGAAGATGGTCCAAGAATCAAGCAAGATGTTCGCACCGGTCTATTGAAGGTTGCGTTAGATTTTGTTAAAGAATTGAAAGCAGAAAAGCAGATCAACATAAAAGCAGAAGACGTTGTTATAATTGGGTCAATGACCAATTACAATTGGACTCCACATTCAGATATAGATTTGCATATCAAAACAGATTACTCAAAACTTGATATGTCCAAGGAAGATGCGCAAACTATGTTTGATGCTATAAAAACAACGTGGAACTTGAAGCATGATATAACCATGAAGGGACATGATGTTGAGCTATATGTCCAAGATATACACCACGTTGCTGTTTCTGCATCTGAGTATTCGGTGTTAAAAAACAAATGGTTAAAAGAACCAGTTAAGCAAAAGCCAAATTTAAACAAAGAGCTTATCAAGAAGAAATATAGAGAGTATCACAAGAAAATTAACTCTCTCGTAAAATCTAATGACGACGCCGGTCTTAAGAAATTGTCACAAAAACTGTATAAATACAGACAAGCAGGACTAGATTCAAAAGGTGAATTATCTGAAGAAAACATCGTTTTTAAGATTCTAAGAACTACTGGAAGTTTAGATAAATTAAAAGATAACATCGATTCAATCTATGACGATAAGGTTAGTGTTAAAGAAGTTGCTATCGACAATCAATCACCGGCAAAACAACTTATTAGGGCGTTTAACGCACCCAGTGATGTGCAAATTGACATTATGGCGTATGGACCAAATACAGTGAGCATTGAATCTCTTTTTATAAAACCGGAATATCGCGGCGTTGGTAAAGGGTCGGAGACTCTGAAGCAACTCGCAAATTTAGCAGATAAATTCGGTGTAGCGATTGAACTAGAAATTGGTGCAGATGAAGCCGAGATTGATTTAGTGAGATGGTATGAAAAGTTTGGATTCAAACCGGCAAGAGGCTATTGGCGTAGAGAACCCAATGTAAAAGAAAATGTATTAGATGAAGGTGCCGGTGATATCGCATATACTGTTTTTATAAACGCGGTAAACTCATTTCAACGCCCAGATAGAAATGGAAATACAATGACAATGTATGTAACTCCATCACCCGCCCAAATGAAATTTCTTAAAGGACAATCTGGTAGTTTCATGAGCGGTAGATCTAAAGTTTACTTCATTGAGGATCCATACGAACATAACAAGATAAAGTTTACTTGGAGATTTTGATAAAATGAATACATTCGAGGATACACTTTTAAAACACAAAAAACTGTTGTTTGAACATTTTAATTTGAATGAATCGGAAAACATGGTTTCCGAGATGGACAAGCTGATAAACCATTTAAAAGATAAGAAAAAAGTGTTATTTGTCACAACTAGCAACCGTTGGGTTGGAGATAAACAAAAAGCAAAAAGCACAATTTTGGCAGAATATATATCGGAGCAGTTGGGCAATGCCACGGTAATAGACGCAAGTAAATTAAAAATATACGACTGTGAAGGTAACGTAAGTAAACATGATGGAAATAATTGCGGCGTAAAAAAATCCGAATTAAGGGATGCTGAGAAAAATCCAACGGGTAATCATAGATGTTGGTGCAGTTATAATAACAAAGATGACCAATTGTGGGAAATAACCAAACCTTTATTTGAAGCAGATGCAATTGTATTTTTTGTTAGCACTCGTTGGGGGCAAACCAATGGAATTTATCAAAAATTGATCGAACGTCTCACTTGGCTAGAAAATCGCCATAGTACCTTAAAAGAAGATAACATCATAGCAGATAAAGAAGCAGGACTAGTTTTAATTGGACAGAATTGGAATGGATCTTCTGTTGTTGACGTTCAAAAACAAGTATTGAAATTTTTTGGATTTAAAGTACCCGATGTATTGAGTTTCAACTGGCAATATACACAAGATGCAAAAGATGAAACGGCAGATAGTTATAAAGCAGCTCCAAAGCAATTTGAAAAAGATTTCGGTGTTAAGATAAAAGATTAAAGCGATTTATGAATAAAAAAAGCCCCGATTTCTCGGGGCTTTTTTTTAAGTGAATTATTTATTCACGGAGTTATTGCTTTTTCTTACCAGCGGGAGGAGGCGGCAACTTTGCTGCATCTTCGGGGGTAACCTTGGCGCGTTCTTCCTTGTCCAACTTACCATCCTTGTTGGTGTCATACTTTGCAACGATTGCTTTTTGCTCATCGGTCAGCGGCGGGCGTTCCTTCTTTTCTGCGGCTACAACCGACAATACCGATACTAGTGCTAATACGATATACTTATTCATATATTATTTTGGGTTACGTCAACCGTAATTAGTTGACAATATATATGAATATACGATCCATGCATAAAGTCAATACTATTTGCACTATATTAACTCATTTATTCTACCCACTCACCAATCCGTTTTAGTTCTTTTTCAACAAGGAACCAGTCATCTTTTTCAAATCCCGCCTTGTCGTCAAAAATAATGTTTATATAAAACTTTTTAGAAAAATCGCACATTTCATTACTCGGACACTCTGGATTATTATTTACATATTTGAAATATACTCCTTGTTTCTCAAGTTTATCTAGTGCTTTTGCTACGGTTACTATATGAGAACTACTCCATAGAATAAGTACAATGTCTTTTCTTTTACTCAAATTCTGCAACACTTTGATTGCATTGGGTAGATACTCTATATTATCTTTATTTAAAGAGTGTTTCCCTTGAATAATAGTATCGTGTAAATCTACACAAATAAAAAGCTTTTCCCAATTTCTAGTGGTTTTATCGTTAAATGCTTTTTCTATGTTAAATACGTTCATAAAAAATAATTAACATCCCATTTTATCAACTGCTTTTGAACACATTTCTTGCCACTCGGCGACATCAAATATATCAGGTCCAAACTTTGCGTCATATGACAATAAAACTTTAGACTCATATATTATCTTATCATTATCTTTGGAATCAAATACAAACAAACTTGCTTGACGAGTTCCAGTACGTTGCACTTCACATTTGAATCGTCGGTCTAGAATAGCGACCCAAATCAACAAAGAATCACCCCTGCCGTCAGTTTCATTTATTTCAATATTATAAACTGCAAGCGGTTTTTTCATAAGTTTTTATTGTTATATATCCATTTACTATGTCCACAGTCCCAAATTCTGTCAAAGTTATTCATTTTCATATTCTCCCACTCTGAAATAGATTTGTCAAATGATAATAACTTTCTTTCTAATTTTCCTTTTTGCCAATTTATACGGCTTTGAAGAGTATCATAGTTGTCTATGATATAATGATAGTTAGGTGGAGTGTTTGAGTGGAAGTTGAATCCTAGTTTAACATATGTTTCTCCGGAAAAGTATCGGCGGTCGCTGTATGCAGATACTACAATCGATGGGTGGGTTAATATAAAATATTCAAACAGTTTTGTTAAGGCATTGTCAACTTGATAGCCTAATTTACTACAGTTTCTTGTTATTTCCCACTGAGTATCTTTTTTGAATTTAGACCTCGTGAAAGTTGTCACATGAATCAACAATTTATTATAATAAAGACCGAGTCTTACTTCCGCATTATCGTTGCCGTCTAAGTGGTTGTCTTTTAAAAAGTCTGCTTTGATATTAGGCGATATTTCTTTAATTTCACACTCGCTTGCATTAATACACTTCGCAGTTGTTAGTATTTTCTTTAAGATAGATTTTACTATTTCTACTTGGTGGTTCCACTCGCTTTCAAATATATGAACCAACCGTATTCCTTTTGTCAGACACATTTTCGTCTTATTCAAGTGGTAGTTTTTATTTTTTGATCCAGACACCTCCGAGTGCCAATACACTCCGTTTGTTTCTATTGCTATGTTTTTATTGGGTATGTATATATCTATCTCAAGCGGGGACAAGATTGCTCTGTTATTCGACACGATTGCCTCGTTGGGAAGTATCTCTTTTATAAAATCCTCAACTCCACTTTGAAATGTAGACGTATTTTTATCACATGCCGGACATCTTAAATACTGTTTAGTAAGATCATAGTCATGTTCGCCGCTACATCTTATACATTTAAATCTGTATGGACGATTATATTTTACCGTTACGCCGTCGTATTCAGACAAATCAAAAAGCGGCACGAAGTTTTTAAACTTATCGGATTCGCAAAATTTTTTAAACATTGAGAGTTTATGTGTATGTTTAAACGTTGAACTCTTTCCTCCGAATTTGACATTATCAGATTTTGATGCGTGTACCACTCCATATTTTTTCAAACACGTCTCCTTATATTGTTTTTTATATTCTTCAGTTTTTCTATAGTTATCAACTCCATATTTTTTTAAGCAAGTTGACTTTATTTTTTCAACGTTATTATAATTTG